GCGAACATCTTGTCGCCGTATGCGTCCAGGATTGCCTGCGCTTGCTGCGTGCGCTCGATCGGGATCGACGGGCCAGGCTCGAGGCGCGACCACTTGCGCTGCGGCGGGAAGACCACCGACTGCAGCCTGTTCGCAAACCGCTGGGTGCTGTTGATGGCAGTCGAGTCGAAGACGCGCTGCATCTTCTTCGTGCCGGTGCTGCCACCTTCCCAGATGCCGTACAGCTGGCGCTGCGGGAGCGCGAACTCGTAGGCGTCCTGGTAGATCTGCTGGAACTCGTCCTTCTTCTTCTGGGCCGCGTCGTGGCGCTTGAGAATCTGCTCTGGCGTCAGCCGCATCCCGCCTGTGTTCTTGTCGTATTCCATATCAAGCCTCGGCCTTGTACTGCTCGAGCAGATTGCGACCCTTCGCGGCCAGACGCTGCGCAGCAGCTGCGGTGCGCGGAGCAGGTTCGCCCCATGCTCGAGCCGCCAACGCAAGCCGCGTCGGCTCACCCTTGTCGTTGACCAGCGGGCCTGACGGATTGGTGTAGAACCGCGTGAGGAACGAACCCTTGCGGCGAGCACGCTGGCCGGTAGGGCTCGATTCCTTCACGCCGGGCTGGAGGTTTCCGCTCTCGCCCGTCGACTCGTAATGCCGCCTGCCGGCCTCTGTCAGCCCGCCTTCTGGATCCTTGTAGCGAGCCTTCATGGTCTTGCTCTTATCAGGAGCTCGACCCCGGCAACCGATTCGCTGCCATCTGCGCCTGGTAGGACGCGACCACCTCGGGCGTCCACGCGGCCTGGCACTGCGCAACAACGCTGGCAGGCTGGCCGGTGAGATCAGCGCCAGGCGTCAGCGTCCAGCGACGGAACTGGCGTGCGAAGAACTCGCCGTTCTTGGTGATGGTCGTGCATTCGCGCACCTGCACGATGCCGTTTCCAACGATCTCGATTTTGTCGATTGCGACAGTTTCTGCGAGTGACATGTACTTCTCCTTGGTGTCCGATCACGCAATCCAGCGTGATTAAGCTGCGATGTAGGTAAGTGAAAAAATGATTGCGCCGGAAGTATCAATAGGTACAGCAGTCGAACCCCCGCCGCCAGTTGGGTATTGAAAAATCCTTATATCTGTAGTGTTTGGCTCCACAAACCCAGTCGCTATATTGGAAGCTGTCAAAGAAATTGTTTCTAAATACCCAATAATTGCTGCATGGTATAGAGCAGCAGTGTTTTCAGTTACAAATGGCAAACCAGTAATGCGCATATCTCCAGTGCCTGTATGCGCCGACCAGGCTAAATAAGAACTAACAGTAACTAGCTTCCCGATCTTTACATAGCGGGCTGATTGGGTTGTATAAGTTCCGGCTCCGGCAATTGAAGACCCAATGATCGCAATAGACGATGCGGTTCCCTCTTCGTAGTCATCCAGCGTGTTCGCATCACTCGATGCGGAGATCGAAGCAGGAAACGAAATACCAGCACCTGACGCTGCAGGCGTGGCACCGCCGACGCCGATCGTCGCGGGGAATGCCTTGATGTAGTTCTGCAGTTCCTGCGCGGTGATCTTTTTGCTGCGGTCTGCAGCAGAAGCCTCGCTGATGTCAACGATGTAGAGCAGGTCGCCGGTCGCGGTGCCAGAGCCCGTCAGGGACGTGAGTGCGGATACGGCTTTGTCAGTCATGGTCAACTCTCCAAAAGTAGAAGGTCAAGATCCTCAAGTAGGGCGTCGTACCCGTCCTCGAACTCAAGGTTGGTGAACAGCGATTCATCGTTCTCAAACAGCAGATAGGACGAATCCTCTAGCAGCACATTGCCGCCATCCTCGAGCTCGACGTTGTAGGACAGGTAGTCGGTGCTCTCGAGGAGGATGTAGCCACCGTCCTCAAGCAGGATGCCGCCGCCGTCTTCCAGCTGCAGCACCGCCGGGAATTCGATCCCGTTGCCGAGTCCACCGAACCGGCCTAGCCTGAGATTGATGCCGAGAAACACGTCACACCAGGCCGACGATGCTGGTGGCGGTCGTGCCAGTCGACCAGACCCGCACCGCGGTCACCGGCAGGATTGATCCAGCCTGCACGGCGTTGAAGGTGGTTGCGTTGCCGAGCGCGTCAGTGATCTTCACGTTGCCGCTGCCGCCAACGTAGAGCGCACGCACGGGTGCCGCCAGGTCGCTGTCTGCAGGCGTGATCGCAATCGCACCGATCGCGCATGAGTCTGGCGTGGTGGGGAAGGGTAGTTGCGCCATGTCACTTTCCTTTTTGTGCTGCCCGCATGTTGTCGACCAGGTTGGGGTAGGGCCGTCCTGCTTTCTTGGCCATCATCTGCGCGGCCTTCTTCTGCATCGGCGAGAGTTGCTTCGGCTCGCCCAGATCCTTCGGTCGCGCTTTGTCCCAGACCTCTTTCATTTCTTCATCCCGTACTCGTCGAGTTCACTCTCGAGCTCGGCGGCCATCTTCATCTCGTGCTCGTTGGGCTTACTGCGCCCGGCACGCTTTGCCATCATCTGAGCGACTTTCTTCTGGAAGGCCGTCTGCTTCATGGCTTTCATCTCTTCGCCGTGCTTGCCGTTCGACTCGATTTCAATCTCGACTTTCATTTCTTCCTCGCCATTCCGGCTTCAGACATCGCAATGGCCACGGCCTGGTCGCGGCTGGTGACCTTGTCACCGCTCGAGCTCTTCAACTTCCCGGCCTTGTACTCGCGCATGACCTTCGAGACCTTGGCCTTCATCTTGTCGTCTTTGGATCCGTAGTGACCGGGCATGGTTACGCTCCTGCAAGCATGTTGCGGCTGCGACGGGACACCGCCGCCAGCCTGGCAGCGCGGCGCTCGCCGAGCTCACGCTGCAGACCAGACTCCAGACCCTTGCGCTCAGTCTCAAACGCGCTGGTGTCGAACGCTGCGATCGTCGGTGCGGCCGGAGCGGTTGGCGCTGCAGGCTTCTGTTCAGTAAAGGTCGGAAGAGGCTTGGGCTCTTCGTACTCGTAGCTGCGCGTCTCGGTGGTGTAGCCCGCGAGACCGAACAGACCAAAGCGCGGAACCCGCTCCTGGTAGGTGCCAGTCCTGGTTACAGTCGGGCTCGCCTTCACGGCTGCGAGCTCGTCCTCGTAGGCCTTCAACCGTTCGTTGTAGGCCGCCACCTGCGACTCGTAGGTCGGGAAGTCCACCGTCTCGTACTTCGACTTGGCAGCCTCGAACGGTGCCATCTGCGTGCGCACGCCGGCCTGGTACTGCGCGAGTGCTGCTTCCTGTTTACCGGTCAGCGACTCGATGTCTTTTCGGAACTGGGTAGATAGACGGTCGATGCCAGCGGTCTTGCGACGCAGAGCGCGTTGCGCGAACTGCGGCAGCCTGGTGGCCATCAGAGCATCATCCCGGAGCCCAGCTGCGGGCCGGTGATCCCGAGCTCTGGCGTGAGGCGCTCTTGCGAGAGGAGCGAACGTCTGCCGCCTCGCGTCCTGGCCTTGAGGGCCGACGCTTCAGCAGCCGCGGCCTTGCGGCGCTCTTCGTCTGCAGCGGCTTGTACCTCGCGGGCCTTGTTATCCATCGAGAGCTTGTTCTCAGCGTACTGGAGCTGGCTGGCCTGGAAGGCCTGCCGGGCGGTCTCAGCCTGCGTCTGGAGTGCTGCAGCCTGCGTGCCGTAGGCAGCGGTCTGGCGGGCGATCTCTTCGCGCATGGCGGCTGCATCACGCTCCTGCTGCTGCAGCTGCAGAGCTTGGTTCTCACGCGCTGCACGGTTCGCCTGACGCGCCTGGTTGGCCTGGTAGGCCGTCCCCAGAAGAATCGCTCCGGCAATCAAGAATGGCATTAGTCGCTCCTGACCAGCACTTCATCCATCCGATCCAGGTCTGTCTCACTCGTTGCGTGAACACAGAACCAGACCGCGTCCTCGATCGCCTCGATCCGGTGATGCACCCCAGCTGGTATCGTGATCACGGCCGGCGCTTTGTATTGCCTCTCGACACCGTCTGCCTCGACCGTCACTTCACCACTCGCCAGTATCGACAGGTGGTCATAGTGATGCGCGTGGGTCACCGCAAAGTGACCCCGCGGCAGCATCATCTGTCTCGCATACAACCCAGCTGAGAAGTGATGCCTGATCTGCAGATCTATGTCGATCATGCAGACCATTCTATTGGATGTTGTACAGAGGAGGGAATAGCGCGGTATCGGAGCGGTATCGCTACTCGATAGACTTCAGAAACTGCCACTGCTCGACCGTCACCTCGTTCATCTCATCATGGGGTTGTTTAATGTGCTCGCACATTTCCCAAGGTGGACAGTCGCAGTCACTCGATGGCAGCGAGTAATCGGTGCGTTGAGTCACTCTCGGTCGCGCTGTAGGTTCGTACCGTTTAGCTTTTCCCATAGAACCTCACCCGTGGGGGGTGTTCTTTGACTGCGAGGGTTCGTGGTATCGCAGTCATCAGACGCTCTGGTTTATCTAGGCTGGCTTCCGGTTTCCCGTCCACCCCGAGCAACTGGCCCCGTTCGCTTGCGCTACTGAAGCACCACCCGATTCGCCACGTTTATCCGAGTCGGTCGCGTCAACCTTCTCGAGGGCTGGGTTAATGGCCCCCGTTCCCGGTTGGCGTAGGGGCAAACAAAAAGCCCTTGCAGCTGCCCCTCGGTAGAAACCCCCGAGGAGACATTCGGAGGCGAGAGGCATGTGCAAGGGCTTTCTTTTGTCGGTTTCTACGCCAACGCTTCGTACACTAGCCAAACGCTCCGCAGGCTGTCAAGCAAACACGTCAAAGTCCGCACTGGCAGTGGTCTGATGAACCATCGGAGCACCGGCCATGTTGCTTTTCCGCACCATCCGGTTGTACTCGCCGCCACCCAGCATCAGGTACCCAAAGCTGTCGCCAATGTGCGAGTGCTCGTTCTTGTTGGGCGTATCCCTGAACCGTTCCTGTCCCGCGCCGATCGCCACCCTGCGAAAGTGATACCCGCCTCCCAGAGCCTTTCTGAGGAGCTTGCAGGAGCGATTGACGATCAGCCCAGGCTTACCCATTACCAGCCTCTGCATGGGGCTTGCAGCGGCTTCCCTGCGTACCTTGAAGTCGTTGCTGGCAGTGGGTTGCGCCTTTAGCCCCAGGGTGCGCAGGAAGTCGAAGGACGTGACCTCATAGATCGCGTCTCTCGCCATACCGGCGGGATCCCCCCAGAGCATGACCTGGTGGTTGGGGTATCGCTGGTTGAGCTCTGCGAGCAGCTGCAGGCCGAACCGCTCGAGGCCCATGTCGAAGGTCACGATCTCGTGGTGGATCAGCCAGCGTCCGTTGGGGAGTCTCTGTCCGATGGTGGCTGCAGGGGTGAGACCAAAGTCCAGGCCCACCTGGATGGGTACGCCAGGCTCGACCTCCGTCTCCCCGCTCATGGTGGCGTCGTCGTACTCTGGCCAGACGGGTCGGCCTTCCTGGACGTAGGTGTACTGACCCGCGGCATAGCACCGGATCCAGTCCAGGTTCTTGCCGGGCAGCATCTGCTGGTAGTAGCCGGCGGGGAGGTTGTTGATGTTCTCCGCGGCGGGGTTCGTCTTCCACCACTTGCCGGCAGCGAGCATATGGTCGTTGGCCTCGGGGTTGTCCGGCAGGTCGTCAGCGGGAACTTCGATGACACCGCCTGGTTGCTTCCAGAACTTCCAGCCTCGGGGCTTTTCCTTCTCGGCCATGTTGTGCCACCAGTGGTCGTCGTCCATCGGGTTGGTATCCATCCAGATGCCGTGCCAGGACGCGCCGCCATCACGCTTCGTTGGATACCGTCCCACCCGGTGCGTGAGGCCGTCTATGACCGCTTTGGGGAGCTCACGGGCCTCGTTGACCCATGCGCCTGTGAGCTCGAGAGAGAGCAGCTTTCTAACGTCCTTGGGCTGATCGAGCGCCAGAAAGATGACCTCGCAGTCGATACCGGCAGCATCACCGCGGGCGGGCAGCCGAATGTGGTGGGTGATGGGTGGCGTCCAGAGCATGTTGCCGAACGTGCTCTCGGGGAACAGATCCAGCCAGGTCTTGATGGTGGTGGTCTTCAGCATGGGGTAGCTGTTCCTGACCACGGCCCAGCGCGAGTACCGGATGTTGTCGATGGGGGAGGGCTTCTGTTTGACGGCCTGGATGAAGATCTTGGCCGCGCAGGCGTAGCTCTTCCCGGATCCGACCGGCCCCATGACACCGGCCACGAACTGTCTGGATTGGATGAAGTCGTAGACCACCGGGCTCTCACTGAAGTCCAGCTTCAGTCCGGTGACGCCGACCTGCTTGGCGCTCTGTTCTTTAGTTCTCACTTGCGTCCTTCAATCAGCATCTTCATGGCGATCACAAGATCACTGGCGGCCTGCTCTGTCAGCACCATTGAATCGGTGTCCTGGGTGACAGTAAAGAATAGCGGGCCTTCAAGCGTTGACCCCGGATCGATCTCGACCTCGAGCGCCAGACCCTTGTGGTTTTCGATCTCGTAGCGTGTTGGTTTGATCTTCATGCATTCTTCTCCTTTAGCTTTGCATCGACCATGTAAACCAACGCTTGCCAGTTTGTTTTGTCGCCGAAAGTCGATCGACTAACTAGAGCACGCGCTTCGTCGTCCGTCAGTTCGACCCATTGGCGCGGTGCGGTGTAGAGCGGTTGCCAATACTTCCCAATCATGTCTTCGCTGGGATCGGTGGTGAAACGAGTCTTATAGTTGTCCGCATGAAACCAAGCCATTGGCTTCTCACCCTGCTCGATGGCAGCGCGGAGAGCGATGATGCTTGGCTCCCAAGAAAATACTTTCGCTGGGTGAAACATAAAGCCCTTAATCTGCTCCAACGCCTCCAGCGCCTGCTTCATGACCGCGATGCTCATAGCCAACTCCCTTTCAATACATACCCACGTTTACCCCGCTCTCGTACATCAATCTGCCGGTCTTTCCGTTTCAGCCGCTTCGCGTAGTACCGCGCCCGACCTAGATACGGCGTGACGATGAAATTGCTGTAGCCGAACGAAAACTTGCGGGCTTTGTCGAGCATGACGTAGTACAGACGGTGGCGCCTCATATCTCCCCCTTCAGCACTTTGGCTGCGTGCAAGTAGTAGTTGTACTGACCGCCAGACCGCTCGTGCAGGCGCTCCAGTATCAGCACGCACCGCTCACGCTCGGCAGCTGCAGCACGCTCTGCAAAGCGCATCAAAAAGGTTACATCTTTCTCTGGCGTCTCCGACAGCTCCCAGAACGCTCCGCAATCCAGCGCCTGGCGCAAGATCTCGTCTCGGTTCATCGTTCCAGCCTCCCATTCGGATCCCCATCATTCTCAACCTGCAGCGTCTCTGCCGGCACCTCATAGGTCGACCACCGGTGCCCACACTCCACGCAATCCCTGAGACGCCACTTCCACCCATACCGGGTGTCGCGTCTGGACTCCTTCACCTGCGACTTCCAGCTTCCGCACTCCACACACACACTCATCCCTCCCCCCTGGGGGCCACCACGTTCACGTCAATCACCGAGGGCTTCTCATCGTCTTCAGGCCTGTCCAAGAGCCCCGAGGCCTTGGCCAGCAGCCTGAGTACCTGAACCTTGTCGAAGAGCTCGATCTCGAGCGTCTGCTGCCCGTCCTTGCCCTTCGTCACCCTCACGTTCTTGATCGCCTGCAACGCATGCTCCGGGATCCGGCCGGCACCCTTGAACCTCACCGTCCCGTCATCATCCCAATCCATGATGTCCGTGATCTTCGTCTTCGCCATGCAGAGCAACAGGTAAGCAACAGCCTCCCGGTTCTCAACGATCGTGGCTGACCTCTCGAGCCTGCGCTGTACCGACCGAATCCCTCCCCACCCATCCAGACTCGGTATCGTCGCGCTGAACTTCTGCTTACCCGTAGCCATACCAACACTCCTCAAAACGGGATCTCTTCGTCCTGCTGACCCTGATACCCATTGCTCTTGGCCTGCTCATGCGCCGACTGCCCAGCCTGCTGCACCCGATCACCCAGCGCCAGGCTGATCCACTTCTCACCAGCACTCGTCTCCTTCGTCCAACCACTCACCCAGTACACACTCCCATCCGGCAGCATCAACCGTCCCTTCAGATTCGGATGCCGCTCACTCGTCTTCTTGTCGTTCTTGAACAGACTGCCCTGCCCAGGCTTCATCTCGTATGCCATCGTCACTGCTCCTTGTTAAATCACTTTGAGAATAATTTCCGCTTCAATTCATTCACAAACGCAGTCTGCTCTGCCGTGGCCACCCCAGCCGATGGATCTCCAGACAGAATCCGCGCAGCAATGGTCGCCTTCCGATCTACATCACTGGCATTCCGGTATGTGCTCGTGTCCAACATCCGCTTCTGCTGATCCGTCAGATCAAACACCGGCTCCAGCGACGGGTCACTCTTCATCAACAGCCTCGCAGACTCATTCGTCGCGACAGACTGATACTCGTCCGGCTTCAGATCAGAGTAGGGATTCAATATGACCTTCCCATCCTCCGTCGCCATCCCGGACACTTTCGGGTTCTTCCTGAAGTAATCCAACTCACCCTGATAGGGCTCACGCATCTCCACGCCCTTCGGCAACTCGATGTAACTGAAATCCATCTCAATACTCCTTGTGAAAGAAAATCAGGGGAAAATTTTGGAGAGGCCCCCACTCGCTACCGTTGAGGGGAGGGGGGCAAGGGTGCCTCGTCTCCGCGCCCGCATAACGCGCCCCACGCGCACGCCTAGCCGTATGACACCGGGCCTCGCCTCCCGCCAGCACCCGACACGGCCCTGCCTGTCCAATTCCCATACGTTCGTTTGAGTTTTGTACGGAGCCCGTAGAAAGGCCTACAACGCGCTGGAAGGGTGCCTGGCTATGTCCGGTCATCCTGCACCCCGGTCGTGCGCTGTAGGCGATCCTGGCGCGTTCTGGGCGGTGTCATACACGCCGTCGACGATGCGGTCGGCGTTCAGGTTGATGACCGACTCGAGCAGCGAGGCCAGGCGAGGCGGCGGCAGACCCTCGGCCTTGTGCCGGTCGAGCACCTCGTCGATCAACGCGCCAATCCGATCAACGTGAACATATTGATCGACAACTTGAATCAAACCTTCACACTCCGTAGTTACTTCATACCCCTTTGCCTTTAGTGTGATTGCGCAACCTTCTGTAGGCCTATTGCCTATTTTTTGAGCATCTTCACACTCGCCACTTTCAGGTTGTCTATGTGGCCGCTTCTTGAGGCCTTCCCTGATCCGTTTGACTGCCAGCGTCTCGCCCTTCGGCATGGTGTATCTCCTGGTCGGTTGTTGGTTGACCACGGGCTTGACGATGCCTGCCAGCATCTCCGCGATCATCTGTTGCTGCTTCTTCGGTGGGATCGACTGCATCTTCTCCTCAAGCTCCTTCAAGAATGGTGGCCGTGCGTCTTCTGTGGTGCTGGCCACCGCGATGGCGTCCAGCGTGCCGATCTGCGGGTCGTAGATCACCCTGATCGTGTCCCCGGTGTAGCCCTTGAACCCCTTGCGGATCACCTCGATGTACCCGTGATCCTTCAGCTGCTTGACGTGCTTGTTGACCGCCTGGCGTCGGATGCCAGACTCCTCGGCAATCCGCTGCTGCGTCACCCAGGTGATCCCGGCCCGGTTCGCCCAGCTGCAGACCTTCGCCAGAGTTCTGACCGCACCATCTGTCAGCCTGCGGTCTTCCAGCGCCCTGATCGGGATCACTGCGAACATCCGGCGCGACGGCGGCTTCTGCTTGACCCTGGCCTGCTTTGGGAGCCTGAGCTCAGTCATCCCCGTCCTCAAGCCAGCCCGCACCCATGCCACGCGGCATCGGAGCCCATGCAATCACCCGCGGCCGGTCGATCGGGCTGCCTGCGCCCGCATCACGCCAGAGACGGCGCTCCCGGTCATACCAGCCGATCCAGACCTCAACCGGGTGGTCGAGCTCCACCAGCACCGTCTCATCGTCTGCCGGCAAGTGCTGCCGCGCCTTGCGCCACAGAATGAGCTCCTGCATCACTGGTCTGGCCATTGCGCTCCTTCCACAGTTTCAGCATCACCGCCCGCAGCTGCTCCGCTGCACGCTCCCCACGCACCCGCTGCACCTCGAGCAGGTAGCGTCGCTTCGTCCACCGTTTCGATCTCGGGCCAACCGTGTCCGGCAGCCGCATGGCCCAGGTCGCTTCGCAATAGAGCCGGTACTGCTCGCTGTGGTTGCCCACCTGGCGGCCGTCCGGCAGCGTCACCAGCTTCGCGTTGTCGTGCACGTTCCCGCAGCCCATGCATGCAAGCGCCGCATTGCCACCTTCGATGCCTTCCACCGTTCAAAATCCTCCACGCACCACCCTCGATCGGGTTGCGCTGCTGACAGTTACTGCACCACCTCGGGCTGTCGCTCACTCGAGCACCTCGTGCATGTAGACCTCGACGCCAGGCTCGGTCGAATAGGCCTTGCTGACCGTCAGCCTGGCGACCTGCTTGTCGTCGACGTAGGCGATGCCGTTGCAAGCGTCCAGGATGGCCTTGGCGACGTTGTCGAGATCCGGCTTGCCCGGCACCTCATCGCCGCTCAGTGCGGCCAACTGGCGGCGCTTTGACCAGCTGACAGGCACACCGACCCGGATGTTGATCCGCACCGCCATCGGGTGCTCTGACGGCTGCCAGGTACCCATCGCTGACCTGCAGGCCTCGGCCACCAGGCGCTCCCAGGCGACCGTCTTCGCCGGCGTGTACATCCGCGGCCGCCCGCCGATCGTGCTCACTCGAGGCCGGCCCTTGCCGACCGCCTGGCCATCGACCGTGAAGTAGACCGCCAGGCTCATAGCGGCAGCCTGATGACGTGGCAGGAGTGATGCAGGGAGCTCTCGCGCCGCTCGCCATCGCGCCGCACTACATGCCGGGTGCCGCTGGGCGTGAAAGGCTCCCGCCGCACGAACGTGAAGACCTCCCGCGTGCGCTTCAGGATGAACCGGTCACCCGGCTGCAGGTTGCGCACCCGCTTGCTGGCAACCAGGCCGCTCACCGCTTGCCGCCCAGCATCCGGTCGATCCGATCGCGCACGTCGCTGTAGCGCGGCTGCAGGTGCTCACGGATCAGCGCGTCGATCAGACTGGCCTTGCTGCGCCGCTGGTCTGTCGCCGCTCGGTCGAGTAACTCATATGTGGCCGGCCGCAGCCGCACCAGGAAAGCCTTGTTCTGTTCGCTCATGTTCCCCTCATCTGGAATCGCTACGATACCAGCGACTTAAGAACCGGACTAGCCTGAAGTCAAGGACTTGCGTTAGGGTTTCCCCTAATCTCTGAGTACCGATTGAGTGTTTGACAGACCAAAAAGACCGGCGTAGAGTTCCGGTCATGCGCTACCGCAACGGTATCGCTCAACCACCGAGAAACAGGAGTTGAACCATGAACAGCATCAAGACCGTCAAGATCTCCCGCTACTCTTCAGCGATGCTCGCGAAGCACGCGATGTCCACTGAGCACCTCAGTGACGATGAGTGCGTCCGTGCGGTGACCGCGTTCAGCAGCGTCGCCGACATGATGGACACGCAAGCGCACTACAGCATCAAGTTCAACATCAGCCGCTCGATCACGCCGTCAGGCGCAGCGGTTATGTGCCGCGTGGCCGACATCTTCAACCGGCAGGCTGAAGCCGCCGGCCAGGCCCGTCGTGCGGTGTTCTTCTGATCATGCGCACTGCTGCCTTCATCGCCCTGGCGGCCGGCTTCGGTGCCGCCGCCGCAACCGGCTCACCCTGGGCGCTGCTGCCTGTTCTGCTGCTCGCCCCGTTCGTCATTCGTTGATCCCAGAAAGAGGACGCCATGACCAAGTTCGTTGCTTACTTCCGCGTGTCCACCGAGCGCCAGGGCCAGTCCGGCCTTGGCCTCGAGGCCCAGCAAGCAGCTGTGAAACAATACGCCGACTCAATCATTCACAGTTTCACTGAGATCGAGTCAGGCAAACACCATGACCGGCCCCAGCTGCAGGCTGCCATCGCAATGTGCAAGCGAAGTGGCGCTGCCCTGCTCATTGCCAAGATCGACCGGCTCTCACGTCAGGCTGCCTTTCTGCTGACGCTCCGCGACTCTGGCGTTCAGATCGTCGCTGCCGACATGCCGCACGCCGGCACCCTCGAGTTTGGCATCCGCGCAGTGGTCGCCCAGCATGAGCGCGAGGAGATCGCCCGCCGCACCAAAGCCGCCCTGCAGGCCGCGAAAGCCCGTGGCGTGAAGCTCGGGTGCCCGACCCCCGAGATCGGCAGCGCCGCCGGCATTGCCGTCATCCAGGCCCGCGCCAGTGCCTACGCTACACGCCTGGCGCCGATCGTGGCCGACATCAAGCGTGCCGGCTGCACCACCCTCCGCGAGATCGCTGCAGCCCTTCAGGCCCGCGGCATCTCCACCCCCCGCGGCGGCACCAACTGGGCGCCGTCGCAAGTTCGCAACCTGCTGGAGGCCTGCAATGCGTGATAGCAAACCCCTGTCGAAGGTTCCCATCGGGAACAACTACCATCCCGAGCACCGCCCGAAACCAACCTGGGAGGAGCTTGAGATTCAATATTGGCTGCTCCGCAAACCCGGCAAGCGCCGTCTGTCTGACGGGTTCATCGCGGTTGTCTGCATCGTTGCCGTCGTGCTGCTGGGGCTCGCGCTATGAGCCTCGACGGTCGGACAATCAAAGAGACGCAGCTGGGCCTGTTCGAGGTGCAGCATGGTGAGTTGCTCGAGCGGTGTCGGGCAGCGGCTATCGTGTACGCACGCCGGCACGGTTTCGTCAGTATCAATGAAGTACGCGAGGCGGTCACCCTGCCGCCTGGCACTCACCCTAGCCTGCTGGGCGCGGTCTTCCGCACCCGACAGTTCCGCGCCATCGGATACACCGAGGCGCTTCACCCCGCGGCTCACGCTCGAGTGATCCGCGTCTACGCCCTGAAGGAGACCTCCGATGGTCAGTAAAGTCACTCCGAATACGATGATGTCAGCCAGCCGGCTGCCGGCGCTCATGGGTCTGTCGAAGTATCGCAGCCCCAACGATGAGCTCACCGCCACGATCAGCGCCCTGCGCGGCGAAGACTGGCCCGACATCGGCAATGAGGCAATGGCCTGGGGCAACCAGCTGGAGCCCATCATCCTGCGCGAGGCTGCCCGCCGGCTCGAGCTCACCGACCTGATCACCGAGCACCCGGAGCCGTTCTTCCACCGCGACTTCCCGCTGGCCTGCAGCCTGGACGGCAGCGCCGATGGCCGCGGCCAGGTGCTGCACACTGACCCCGATGCCGGCATCTACGTCGTCGGCCAGGACAGCATCCAGCTTGACGGCCTGGGCGTGCTCGAGGCCAAGCTCACCAGCCAGCCAGCAGAAGACATGCCGCCGCTCTGGCGCGGCCCGATCCAGTTGCAGGCGCAGATGGCCATCCTGGGCGCGAAGTGGGGATGCATTGCCACGCTCTATCAAGGCACCGAGCTCCGGCTGTTCCTGTTCGCGCCGCACGATCAGACGCTGGGCGCGATCCGCGCTGCCTGCGAAGACTTCCAGCGCCGGCTGCTGGTCTGGAAGGAAACCAACACGGTCGACTTCTACCCGCCGCAGGACAGCAAGGATGCCAACCGCATGTACCCGCAGGCCGAGCCCGACTCGATCATCCATCTGGATGACACCGCGCAGGAGCTCGCGATGAAGATCCTGGCTGCCAAGATCAAGATCGACCAGGCCGAGACCGATCGTGCTGACGCCGAGAAGAAGCTCAAAAAATTGATTGGCACTGCATCGAAAGCAGTCGCCGGCAACTACCTGGTCAGCTGGCCGATGCGCAACTACCAGGCGCAGCCAGCCAAGACCGTGCCGGCCAAGGAGGCCTACAGCATCCGGCAGTCCACCCTGTCCATCAAGGAGATTCGGCCATGAGCTCCCGCGATCTGACCAGCCTGGAAGACGCTCACGCCCGCGCCGTGCGGGCCGTCATCAATGCCATGCACCTGGCATCAGAAGATGAGGCAATGGAGCTCGTCGACTCGATCACCATGGTCGTACTGGAAACCATCAAGGCACACTTGCCGGAAGGCGAAGCATCATGCAACTGACCACCCATCGCGGGTTCGCACCCGCCACCCTCACCGAGGCCATGCAGTTTAGCGAGCACCTGGCAGCCAGCACGATGGTGCCCAAGCAGTACCAGGGAAAACCCGCAGACATCCTGGTCTGCGTGCAGTGGGGCTATGAGATCGGCCTCGCCCCCATGCAGGCGCTGCAGAACATCGCCGTGATCAACGGCAAGCCTTCAGTCTACGGTGACGCGGCGCTCGCCCTAGTGCAGGCCTCGCCGCTCTGCGAGGGCATCGATGAGCACATTGAGAATGAAGGCACCCCAAACCCGGTGGCCGTCTGCATCGCCCGCCGCAAGGGACGCATGCCGGTGGTCGCCAGGTTCAGCGTGGAAGACGCCAAGCGTGCCGGTCTATGGGGCAAGCAAGGCCCGTGGCAGGCCTACCCAAAGCGCATGCTGCAGATGCGTGCTCGAGGGTTCGCCCTGCGCGACGCCTTCCCCGACGTGCTGAAGGGACTGATCACTGCGGAGGAGGCCCAGGATTACCCGAGCGATGATCGACAGCCGGCCAAAGACATCACGCCGCGCAACCCGCTCGATGCCATTAGCGCGCCTTCGCGAGCCTTACCGAGCGTTAGCGAGCCGCCTCGCGTCGAGCAGACCAGCGACCCGATCGTCATCGAGCAGGTGTTCGCAGCCGACCAGGCCGCCGACGATGCAGCCGTCAGCAAGGCCGAGGCCGATGCTGGGATGTCTACCAAAGGCTGGGTCACGAAGCATGCCCAGCCTGTCGAGGATCCTGGCTTGAACGATGCCGAGGCCGACGCCGAGCGTGAGGCCATCATCGCCGAGTCAGGCGAGCCGCCAGCCGAGGCTGCGCCTGGTGGCTTCCCGATCTGGGTGCCCGGCAAAGAGACGCCGCTTGCGGTCTACAAGACGCTGATCGAGTGGGCCGAGGCCTACGATGCGCTGGGAGACAAGACGGCCAGGGCAGGCCGGGCAGGGGCTCGCACCAGGATGACCAAACTGCGCGAGCTCCGCGAGTGCAACGAAGAGCTCCTGCAGCGTGTCGACCTGGTGCGCAAGACCGCGCTGATGGCGAACTACAGCCAGCGGCTGGCGGCGCTGGGTGCAGCATTGACCCCCGAGGAGCGTGAGGCCGAGGCCGCCTCACGCAAGGTTGCTTGACCCGTTCATCTTGCCGGCTGCGGTGGCCACCTCGGTCACCCGCCGGCCCCATCCCTTGCCGAAAGTGTCCCAGGTCGGCAGGCGCTGCAGGAAATCCAAGCGCACCGCTTGGTATTGGGACACGATTTCGTGGGCAGGCATGGCCGCGACAGCCCGCAACGTGCCAGGCCCGATCGAACCATCAGCGGTGACGCCGACAACCTGCTGCAGCCACTTGGCCGCACGGCCTGGCCCGCTGTTGATGGCCGCATCGAACACGCAATAGTCGACGCCTGTCGGCAGATCGTCGCCGGAGATCTGGTTCCAATACTTGGCCTTGTACATGGGCGCAACGTCCTCAGGCGTGAGCGCACGCATCGCGGCCTCGTCGACCTCGTGCTTGACCCACTCCTCCCAGACTCGCTTGGTCACGCCCAGGTTGGTCATGCCGCCAGGATCGCGGGGGTGATTCACGAAGCCGCCCTCGTGGTGCAGCACCGCGGCGAGCGCCGACTCGAAGTTCTCTTTCATTGCTTGCCCTTCTTCATGTCGATGATCTTCTCGAGCGTGCGGCCGCCAAAGTAGAAGGACATGATCAACATGCCCCACTGACCCAGGAGCTCGACGTAGTTCTCGTTGGTGTTCTTGCCGAACGCGCTCATCATGGCGAAGGTGAAGTAGCCCGCCAGGATCGCGATCAGCGTCATCGGCCTGATGTTCTTCGATAGCCAGCTGTCGCTGCCCATGTCGGCCTTGAGCCGCTCGGTCAGATTGTTCTGCTCGAGCTCGAAGAGCTTCGTCTCGTTGGCCATCTTCGCGAGCTCGCCGTCCTGGTGGAGCTTCGCGAGCTCGGCCTGGGCTCTCGCCTTGGCCTCCGGGTCAGGCAAGACCCTGTCGAGGATCTTGCCGCCTACCTCAAGCAGTGGGCCGAGGGGTAGCATCGCCGTCCTCCTTCTTGGTAAGCATATTGGCCGCAGCGTAGGCACCCTTCCTGCCGACCAGGCCACCGACTGCGCCTATCGCCAGCAACATGATGTCCTTGAGAATGCCGATTAACTGCGTGTCAATCGGGCTGATGCGCTCAAGGTCGTGCTCGACGAACAGCACGCCGAATATGATCGACACAACCGACAGAACAAGGATCGCAGCAAGACATAGCGAGATAATTGCCCAGATACGAACTTCAATTTCTTCTGTAGTCATTCTCATCGACTTACCTCCGAAAGCGTTGCCATCAGCAACACCAAAAAGATCATCAGGAACGCCAGCCACTTCATCATTGATTGGCCTGATACCAGGCCCAGATGTAACTGGCCGAGTGGTAGAAGATGATGCCGCCGATCCCGAGCACCACTGCAAGCAGCATCCGCTCTTTGCGTTGCTTCAGCCGCAGTGCCGCTTCTTCTTCTGCCTTGCGCTTCGCTGCGAGTTCTGCGGCTTTCCGTTGCTGGATGATCGCGTTGCGCTCTCTTTGGATCTCATCCCAAATGTCCGACTGTCCTGACCAGATAAGGTATTGCTTCAACTCGTCGGTCATGTCGCGGATTTTTTTGGCTGCGATCACAGACTCGAGCGCCTCGCTCATCGCGCTCTTCTGTTTCTCTTCTGGCAACTTCGCCCGTTCTTCGGTACTGGCCCGCTGGATCTGATCCTGGGCATCAAATAGAGACATGAACTCGCCCAGGCACTCCTTGGCATCTTTGCCTACCTGGATCGCCTGCTTGATGCCGGCGACCGCAGCCTGGGCAGCTGCGAGTGCAACCGCGATCTCGACCACGTCAGCTCACCTTCAGCACCAGGCCGAGCAGCAGCATGATGATGAACCCTGCGCTACCGATCAGGATCGTCTCGAGCCGTTTGAGCCGGGCATTGATGCCCTCATAGCGCACCGCGCAAACCTCCTCATGCGTCATCAACCGAGCCTCCACTTCATTCGCTGTTGCCATCACACACCCGCGAAGAAAATTGAATATTTAGATTGGTCGGCCATCATCGTTGGAAGCATTGTCCCTTCGATATATTGCTTTCTAGCAAGATTGTTCGATCCAGCCCATATCTGCAATGTGTAACTCAAGAAAGCAGTTGAATCAGCAAGACTAAATGTGCCGCTGTTATTGATGTCACCAAATTTTCTGCCGTTGATAACCTCATTAAACAAAGTCGCTTCTGGTTCTCCTCCAGATGATGCAGTCCCCAGCAAAGCAAGTATCTGTTCAAAACTGGGATATGTCACAACTTCCTGCCATGACCCACTTTTGTACACACTGATCTTGCGCACTCGTTTCCAATATCCAGTGATCAAACCAGGAGAAGCGTTCGTACTGTCATAGGCATATGCAAGGCTGGCCTGCTGCCATGTCGACTGATCTGAATACCAGAGATTATTTGTGGTCATGGTTAAACCTTCAGCCAGAGCGCCCCATCAACTGCCGTACCGCTGGGGTTATTGGTGCTAACCGTGACAGGTTGCATCGCGTTCTGCCATGCGCCGCCACTGAATACTCGAATGGTTGATAAGGTCGTGCTGTAGTACAGGTCGCCAGCGACACGCGACGTGCCATCGGGCCGGGTGGTCGGATCGCTAGAGGCGCTGCCGTAATACAGCGTATTCGGTGCGCCGGCGCTGGCAGTCGGGTTGCCATTGGTATCGAAGCTCAGATACTTGTTCGCCCTGGTGGTGCGGCCCGGCAGCGTCATGTTGATCGTGGTCGGGTCAGTCTGCGGTGCCTGCAGCGCACGGCCCAGACCCTCGGCATTCTGCTGCGCGAAGATCGTCTGCTGGTCGAGCTCGTCGTTCAGCGTGTTAGCAAAGAAGTCGCCGCCGGTCACGAAGTCGGTGGTGCGGCTGATCGTCCGGTTGCCGACGATCGCGATCTGTGTCGCACCAGTAGGCGTGGCAGTCAGCGTGACGAAACCGGTGCCGTTGGCGTTGATCGTCACCGTGTAGTCGGTGGTCAGCACCAGCAGCATGTCGTCCTTGTAGACCGCGATGTCGGTCGCCGCCAGGATCTCAAACGTGAAGTTATACGGGCCGGTGGTTGAGGCCGTGTAAACCACGCGCCGGGTGACGTTGTTGATTTGGATGGCCATCGTTTACCTCGCGTAGTTGCCCAGCCGCGGCAGGCGTATCTGGGCTGTTTCAATCCGGCGCTGAATGGCTGGCGCGAACTTGCTGTTCATCATCAGATCATTTTGCGCTGCCTTGACGTATCCTGAATAGACATCGCGGATGTTGTCCTGCTGCACATTCCGCGGGTCATCGCTGAAGCCTGGCGTGTTATACCGCTCGGCGATTGCATCTTTAAGACGCAGCCCGCGACCGTCTGCAATGCGGCCCAACTGCTGCATCATGTATGCATACTCATCGACCTCGAGCTTGACCGTCACGCCGGCTGCGGTGACGCTCATGTCAGGCTTCTTGAGCGGGATGCCCAAGCTGATGATGATCTTATCGGCAGGCCGCTGCTTCGTCTCGCTGTAGCGCACGCCGGTGGTCGAGGCCAGCCAGGGATTGGCCGGATCGACATCGGTCATCGGCTCGCCCAGGTAATCGTATGTAACCGGCAGCCGCTCACTTAGGATCGGCGTGCGGGCCTGGCTGCGATTGATACCCTCGAAGAATCCCTTGAGCACTGTCGGCGTGTTGGGCGACTCAGCAGTCATGCGCTTGAACGGATCGACGCCGCGCTCGACCATTGCCCGCGCTGAACTGAAGATCCCAACCGGCGAGCCCTCGATGACGTAGCTGGCAGCAGTCCCGGCCAGGCCATCGAGCGCATTCTTGAAGGCCTGCTTCGGATTCGGGATGGTGGCGCTGAACGCACCCGCCAGCGAACTGATTCCCTGCACGAACGGCATCTGGCCGACGTAGCCGTAGAGACCCCAAGTCGCGCCCAGCAACACCTCGCCGACCAGATCCTGGTTGTCCTCATAGCGGGCATACTCGACCGCGTCTGCAATCATGGCCATCGGCGCACCAACCGGATCGATTCCGCGGAACGGGACATACAACCGGCCATCCTTGCTGATCGACGGATCGATCCGCATGCCGCTCAAGTATTTGACGAAGTCTTGATCCCATTCGCCGGCCTGGAAGACGAACGAATACGGACGCCAGCCGCTGTCCAGGTAAATCTTGCGCAGGTTGCTGTCGCCAGGCCCGCCACCAGTGATCCGGCCATCAGCCGCCAGACTGCCAGCACCGATCATGATGCCGGTGCCCATGCCCCACTTGGCCATAGCGAGCTCGCGCTTTGCGCCGCCGGCCATGAAGTCCTGCCGCCACTGCTTTGACATCGGAGCGAACGCGCTGTGCTGCATGCCCTCGCTCACAACCCAGATCGGCGTCTTCACGAACGGCAGCACGATGCGGCCGAGCAGGTTGTCCTGCGCAAGCTCTTGGATCTGCGCGGCGTTGCCGGTCAGCTTGCGGCTGAACGTGATCATGTGGCTGAAATCACGCGCCAGATCATCGAGCTCTGGCGGGGGGTCAGACAGGAGCTCACCCATCCGCTTGAGGCCAAGCTGCTCGGCTTCCGCTGCAGGCACGCCGGCATCCCTGGCAGCGCGTCTGACCTGCTGCTCGGCACGATAGGCCTGGGCATAGAGCTCGGCCCGGTAGCCCATTGTCTTGAAGATCTCGTCCATCGCCATGATGGGGCGGCCGCCCAGCAGCGTGACGAAGTTCGCGTATGCGTTGATGCCCTTGACCAGCCCTTCTGTCTCGATGCCGTAGTCGCGGGCATCGAAGATGTTGTACTGGCCCTCGAGCTTGGTGCCGGCGTCGCTGATGAGCTCGGATCCTGCCCGCATCTCGCGGGTGGTACCGGTGCGCAGTGCCGTGCCAGCCAGGCTGAACCCTTCGCGCAGAGAATGCACATAGCCGGCCACCATCGCGCCAGCCTCACCGAGCTCGACCTCGGCGCTCATGCCAACCGCACGCTTGGCAGACCCGGCCAGACCGGCCAGCGCCCTAGTGGCAACAGAGCTCGCCAGGAACGTCGTGTTCGATGTCAGGTTGACAACGTGCGTGCCGATGCCTGAAAGCAGGCCGTTCTTCCAGGTGCGATCCCACAAGTCTGCGATGAGCCCGGTCTTGCTGACCTTGTTGAGCAGACCCTCGCGGGCACCATCGTCCTGCAGCTGGACGAACTTCTCGACCAGCACCTTGAGCTCTGGCGCGACCTTTGGATCGGCCAGCATCGTCTTCATCTCAGGATCATTCGGCCCTGGGATCTTCGTGCCTTCGGCGACATCCAGAATTCCGGCGGCGCGGCCCTGGCTGACTTCTACACGCCCGACAGCGGTAGCTTGCGCTGCGCGAGTGCGCGACAGCACATAGGCGTCGTTGATCAGGTTCTGCCGGTTCAGCAGGTACAGCAGCTGCGCCTGCATGTCGACGTTGTCCGGATTCACATACGCCTGCCGCGCCAGGTCGTAGAAGTCCTTGGCGTTCTGATAGCTCGCCAGGCGCATCCGCATCATGTCGACAGGGATCTCGCCGTACTGCTGCTTGAGCGCAGACAGGTCGCTGATCAGATCCTGGCCGAATCCCTTCTTCTTGGCCGCGGCGATCGTCTGCTCGAACGTCATGCGCTCGACTTGGATGCCGCTGGACGTGACCAGCGAGTCGACCGTCTGCTTGAAGTCGGCCGGCCCTTCAACCCGGTTCAGGTTGATCAGCGTGGTCGGCGGGGTGCCGGCTGCTGGCGCAGCCTCGATCGTCTGCTCGATCTTCTGCAGCTGCTGCGGCAGTGCCTCGAGGGGTTTTGCTGCTGGCGGCGCAGACTCTGCTGCGGCCTTGGCGGCGGCCCTGGCGGCCTCGCCTTCTTTGACGGCCTTGGCCCCGCCGATGATGATGTTGCGTAGGCCTGCGACCTGCACCACATTGTCGTCGCCAGTATGCGCTGGCTCAAATGCCGGGATCGGCTCATCCGGCTCCGCGCTCACCTCACGCTGCTGCGGAGGCGGGACGATCTCGTCGAGGCGCTGCTCGAGGGGGGCGTTAGGGATGGCCATCATTGCGCTCCAGACTGCGGAGCGCGGCCGCCCCTAGTTACGCTTGATTGTCTTCCTGCTCCGGCCTGTCTTCCGGATCGTTTGGATCCATCGGCAGCACCACCTTGGACAGTTCGCGAAACAGCGCCAGCGGATCCTGCGGCTGGGAGGGGGGTGCCGATTGCGGCTGCGAAGTCGTCGATGAGTTCACGGTTGACTCCTGGCCAGGTGTACCACGGTTTCCCAAAATAGGGGTTTGGTTTGCCATCTGGCAACGTGTCCTTACTGAAGAATTTTACCCCAGGAAAGTTATCAGGGATAACCCCATTTTTAGGATCCATGACGTGGTCGAACATTTCGTCCAGGTCTTTCTTTGTCACGGCAACCTTGTCGCCAGTAGCAGTCTGGTAGACAAAGCGATTGCCACCACTTGGCATGCGCTCATAGGTAATGCCGAAAGCGCGTTCATGCATTCGGCCTTCTTTGACCGGCACATTGGCGAACGGCTGCGCGGCACCCTCGGCTTTCTTGACGATTGTCTCGAGGGTCGGATGCGCCACCTCCTGGCCAGATGACAGCACCCAGCTTTCCCAGTGGTAACGCCCGATGCTGGCCTGCTCGGGCCTACCAACAGAGGCGTATAGATCCTTGATGCGGGGGGCTAGCGAACGCTCCAATCCCTCGTACATGGCGAGGCCAGGGCCACCGTCGAACAGGTGGGCTACATCGTCGTAGATCTTGTCGCCACCAGCAAACAAACGATTGATTTGGATTCTGTCCAACACCATGACATCGTCGCGGCCAGAAACCAACAGCGCGAAAGACAGCACCTTGTTCTTGATGCCTACATCCTCGGCCAGCCCGTAAAACTGCCTCCGGATCTGCGGGCCAGTCATATCAGGGTTGGCAATCAAATCATGCAACGCCTGCAGCTTGGTGCGCCCATCTGGCAACTTCTCGCTCATCTTCGGCAGGAATACACGCAGAAAGTCGTTGGCATTGCTGGTGACCATGTTCCCTGGGCTTCCGGCGGGGATGGTTTGCTTAATCATCTGCAGCCCAGATTCAATGTCTGCAGGCGTGTACTCACCGCGCACTGCTTTTTGAATCACCGGCTGCATTGCCTCGGCCAGGTCGAGGAACCCAGACTCATGCGGGTAAGCAGATGCCCGACGTGAAAGCATGGCCCAGAACATCAGGGTGCCGGTGGTGTCTGCCCCAGCGGCCCCGCTCTGGTAGGCATTGCGGAACTTGTCCACCACTGCAAAGCCGCGGGCCGCTTCATCGATCTGGCCTTTGGTCATGCTTCCGAACCAGCTTGACCACTTGGGCATATCGTTGACGTTCTCAATCATCCACCGAGGCGGGATCGGCACTTCGGTTGAGTTGTAAACATTGGCCAGCATGGTGGCGAACGATTCGTTTGACTTCAACGGGTCAGGGAACGATGTCGCAAGATCATCAAGCCTAGTCGCAATGTCCTGATAATTGCCAGGATTGACAGCGTTGGTGATGTTCTGACCTTTCCCTTCTGGCGTGTATGAACCGACCACCTTGACCCTGTATTGCGGATCCAGTTGCAAGTTCTTGCCAGGCTCAACTTTGTTGCTCAACCTGACAGAGCCTTGATCAGCTTTAGCCGCTGATGCCGCCGTCACCTGGCCATAGCGATTGAGCGGCACCGCAGGAAGCAGTAGCCCCTGGCGGCGCAGCAGATCCTCGGCCATCTCTCCGGCCTTCGGCGCGAGCTCGCGGCCGATTGCAGCGCCAGCCTGCGCGGTGGCCTTGCCCAATCCGAGCGCCGTCTTGCCGCCACCGAATAGCTCGCCCACCGTCTCGGTGACGCCAGCCGATTCGCGCCGGATCTGATCGGTCTCGCCGGCTGGCACCAGCGGAACCCCCAGCGTCTCGTCAAGGAACTTCTTTACGTCCTCGGTGGTGGGCAGGATGGTCGCGCCTTTGGTGCCGCGTAGGAACGCATCAAGGCGGCCTTCTCCCGCATTCGGACTAGCAGCTGCTGCAACCCCGCGGGCAAGCGAGATCAGGTCACCAGGCAACCCGATCGTGCCCTGCACCGCACCCTTGGCCAGGCCAGCAGGGACATCCATCGCCATCTTTCCGAACGTCGACAGCGGGATGTTCTTGGCGTCCTCGGGCAGCGTCATCATCGTCGCCGCTTCCTGCAGGTCTGGCGCTGCCGGCTCGTCAGGGTAGGTGGCCTTGAGATAGCCGTCGACGATCCGCTGCTCGAACGGTGTATAGACTTCGCTCATCGCGCCACCTCACGCAGAATGCGCTGCTGCTGCCGCAGGTAGTCGATGTCCTCCGGCTTCAACTTGTTGTACCGTTTCGCAAGATCGTCCAGGTTGGTGTCTGCGCTGATCGTGATGCTGGCAGGTAGCTGCTTCTTCTCGATCAAGTCGCGCACCGTCCGATCGATCGCGGTGGTGGCGTTTGCTTTCCGAGCATCTGCCTTCTCTGTTTTGTCGTACTGCTGCACGGCCTGGTCGGCCAATATACGGAAGGGGATGCGCTGGCCCGGATTGTTTACTCGAAAATCTTCGACCAGCGTGTCAAAGTAGCCATTGATCTTTTGCTCTTTGTCGATCTTGTGCTGATCGTCTTTGGTGGCAAACACGCTTACAACGTCAGGGGTGCCGGATGCCCGCCTGATGAGCCTGACTGCATCAGATCGCTCGCGATCCAGCGGTTGCTTGAGCTCTGCAGCCAGATCCTTGAACTGCTCGCCGTTCATGCCGTGACGGTTTGACAGCGTCAACAGTTGCCCAAAGTCGGTGATGTCCCCGCGCTGGATCGCATACTTGGCTGCAGCAAACGCATACGGATCGCCAGGCTTCTGCTTCGGGTCGAGGAATTTCTCCAGCTGCTCGATCGACATGACGTTGAGCTTGGCGGCCTCGAACGCGATCTCGCGCTGCCGAGTGGGCGGCGTGCCAGGCGTGAAGTATTCGATCATCAGATCGTTGACCTTGATGTCGCGCTGGCGCTTATCCAGTTTCTCTGCATCCTCGCGCTGGGAAATGCGGGCAGACACCTCTGCGCGGAACGTCTTGACGATGTCATCGACTGCAGCCTGGTCAGTCGCAACCAGGCCAATCAGCATGTTGTTGTACTTGTTGCCCATGCCGAGCGATCCGCTGCGGATGTCGGCGATCGTCTGCGTGGTGTTGGTGAAGTAGGCGTCGTTCTGCAGCTGGTTGGTTATGACCGAGACCTTCGCAGCCCTGACCATCTTCTCGAACTTGTCGCTGTACTCCTTCTGCACGCCGAGGTTGCCCAGCGTCAACGCGGTCGTGCTGATGTTCCGGCGATGAATGTCAGCCAGCGCATCGAACTGATCGGGCACCTGCGTCGCAGCGGCATAGAGCAGCTTGCCGACTTTGTCGATGTCCATGTCCAGCTTGATGAGGTTCTGCTGCTGCTCGCGCTTCATCTGCGCTTCGTAGGCCGCATTGAGCACGACGTTGCCGTGCGTGGCCATCGTCGCCCGGAACTTGATTGCAGCCTCGGGATCCTGGCTGGCCAGCGCCCGGCTGTATCCCTCGGTGAATGTGGCGATCTTTTGGCTGATCTGCTCTCCGGTTGCCTTGCCGCTCTGAATCTCGGTCAGCATCTTCGAGAGCTCGTTGCGGCCCTCGATCTCAAAATGGCTCGCCAGCTGCAGCCCGCGGGCCTTGCGCAGCGCGTCGGTGTAGATGTTGCCTGCCAGGCCAGGGACGATCGTCGCGCCGTTCTTGGCGAGCTCGATTTGCTCCGGCGTGATCGGGTTGTCGGCGGCGAACTGCAGCGCCTCCTGCTGCGCGAGCTTGCCGGCCTGCTGAAACGCGCTCTCGCTCATGCGGTCGAGCATCTGCGCCAGCGTGCCTGCTTGCTGGGCTGCAGCGCGTGCGGCGATCGGCTCGGCGACCTGTACCTGCGGCTGCGCCATCGGCACGCCGCCCTGCGCACCGCGCAACATGATCTGACCGGATTCGAGCATCGTCGCCATCAGAGCGTCCTCGCAGCGCCAATAAGGCCTTGTGTCAACGTCGCGCCAGCAAGTAGACCGCCAGTCCTGCGAGCAGTGGCTGCAGCGAACTCAAGCCCACCTGCCTGTCGCTGGGCCTGGAAGCGCGAAAGGGTCGCCTGCAGTTCTGTCGACTGCAACATGGCCGACGCATCCTCGAACCCGAGCACTTGCGCCGTCAGCGCGTTGAGCTCGGCAATGTCCACGTCGCGCATCACAGCCTGCACGTTCGCCGTCTGGATGCCCTGGATGCTGCCCTCGCCGAGCGCCACCCCAGACGCAGCCGCCCGAGCACGCGCCGCCGCGTTGGTCTTGCGGAGATTGCGCAGTAGCGTGTTGCCAGCGATCTTGTAGTTCATCGCCTCCATGTCGGCACGCTTGAGCATGCGGCCGGCTTGGATGGTTGCGTATTGCTCGGAGAGATCGGCCCGAATTTCGGCCACCGCGAGCGTGTCGCGGGCCTGCACCAGGTAGGCCGTCTGCTGGTTGATTGCCTGGGCCTGCTGCGCCTGCGCTGCGCCATACGCGCCGATCAGGCCAGCGACGCCATACATCTGCCCAGTAGACAGGAACGGAGCGGCTGCGGCTGCAGCTGGTGCGCCTCCTACAGAACCCGGATCGTAGCCACCAACGTCGGCCATCCTATGTCCCCGAATAAACCGCGATGCGGTAGTCAAGACCCAGCAGCGTCATCTTCAGCGGCAGCGTCTGCGAGATCTCGATCGCCTGCTCGCGGTCGTAGCCCAGCACTCCGTTCACGCGCTTGATGCCGGTGAAGGTCGGCACCGGCTCGTCGAGCAGCGGGTTGTCCATCAGCCGGAACGCAACCGGCTGGTTGTTGATCTCGAGCTCCTGCGTGTCCTTCACCACCGCGCTGATCTCGACGATCCGCTTCTTGAAGCTCACGCGGCTGCCGGTCTGCAGCTGGATCTCAGCCGGCATCGTCTTGGCGTACACGGTGAAAGGCAGGCCGACCTCGTAGCTGAAGACCGAGGCCCGGTCGAACGTCACAGTGCCGGATCCGCTCACCACCTCGTTGCCCTGCGGCACGCCGTCGCAGATCACGTTCACCGTCTTGCGGGTCATCACCAGGCTGGACGCGCTGGCAGCAGCGCCGCCGGTCACCGCGCAGTCGGTGTACACCGCATCGTCAAACAGTTCGATCAGGTACTTGGTGCCCGCGAACTCCTGCACGATGCCATCACCGCCCTCGGTCAGGATCTCGCTCCCAGACTCTAGCAGCAGCGCACCGGAAGCCACGCGCTCGGCCACCGTGTAGATGTCTGTCACGTCCACGCCAACATCGATGAACTCGCCATCGGTCACGAACTCAGACGGCGCGGTGATCTGCTGGCTGCGCATGATGCTGAACGCCGCCATCGTGCCGTCGGTAGTGTTGGTGAGCAGCAGCAGGTCGGCCTCGTCGGTGCTAGTGGCGCGTCGGATCGCCATCCGCTGCGGGCCTTTCAGCAGGTGCCCGGACAGCAGCGAGATCCGCTGCGTGATGTAGGTCAGCTGCGTGTCCGCGAAGACGAACTCGTTGAGAGACTTGCCCTGGCGCTGGATGAAGACCGTGCCGCTCTCGACCGACTGCACCCGCGTGCCAGGCTTGATGCCGTTGCGGGACACGTTCTTGAACGTGAACGTCAACGGGGTGATCGGATCTGATCCCTGCTGCGGGACGAAGAACTCGCCGCCGGTGGTGAACACCTGGAAGTCGCGGCCGCTGATGATGTCGGTGATGACGTTCAGATCATTCGTGTCGAGCGTCGCCTCGACCGCATCGTCGTCCAAGTTCTCGGTCGGCACGAACTCGTAGAAGAGCCCGATCTTCGAGCCCCAGATCGTGCTGGGCCTTGATTTGCTGCCGCCAAAGAACAGCCGTCCCTCGTGGAAGCTCACCGTCCTCGGCCACCCTCGACTGGCAGACCAGACATCCTCGTAGTTGTGCTCGAGCTCCCAGTTGCCGGCAGCAACCGCGGTCGTGTTGAAGAACGGGTACTCGACCACCGCGTTGACCACTGTCGAGCTGACGTACTGGACAATCCTTGCACGGCCCTGCGGGCTCACGTTGATGTACTGATTGACCGATTCGGTTGTCCATGTCGTGATCGAGTAATTGCTCGCACTGGTTGGTGCCGTCGTCCATGCCGGGGTTATCGTCGCGACCTTGGTACTGCCGACATAGTCCTCGATGACCCTGATCTGCCCCGCACCAGGCCCGCTGGTGATCGTGACGTACATGCCGTTGTAGATGTCGTCGGTGGCGCTAGATGTTGATTTCAGCGTGATTGTGGTACTGGTGCCAGCCTGTGCTGCTCCGCTGTCATGGTTGGTCGCAGAAGCCGTCAGCGTGATATTCCCAGATACAGCTGACGGGGTTAGCGTCGAACCGATGTTCGTATCAAAGTTAATGTTGAATGCATACTTCGGGATGCTGTCGAACGTGATGGTGGTGGCCGTCCAGGCGCTGTCGCTGGTGCGCTGGATCTGCACCGGCTGCAGGTCGGGATGCACCACGATCAGCGTGTCAGCCGATTGTGTCCAACACATGTCGTCGACAATCGCGCTGGTGATGCTCGAGACAGACAGGTAGTTGTTCCCGCTGCCGTTGATGTTGGTGATCAGCGCCCCGTTCTTGATGACGTACATGCGCTGATGAACGAAGCAGAGCATGTAGCTGTCGTCGACAGAGAACTGGAACGACACCAGGCGCACACCGTCCGAGGCGTTGCTCGGGAGCTCTGCGACGTACTTGGTGCCAGGCCGGCGGCGCAGCCCGCCCTGGGGCTGGATCAGGACATTGGTGGCCTTGGCCAGCGCGTTGTTGTAGGCCTGCAGGTCGACTCGGGCCCGCAGCAGGGGATCGAGCTCGCCCGTCGAGAAGTTGCTCTGCAGGTCGACGAAGCGCGGCACGTCAATATCTCACAGCCACGAGGGTGTAATCGTCTATCACCCGGCTCGGGTTACCCTGCGCATCCATCTGGCAGGCCTGCCGGAAATAACCCCCGCGCATGTTCTCAGCCGGGTCGCCCAGCGCCACCCGCTGCCAGCGCAGAGACTTGTCCTGCTGCTCGGTGATCGCCTCGGCAATGTGCCAGGCCATCTGGTACTTCAGCAGCTGTACGAAGTATTGCGGCATCGCGTACTCGGGCACGCTGTACTGGTAATCGATGAAGACCGCGGTCAGGTTGGTGAGCAGCTGGTCGCCCTGGATCTCCCAATCCTTGTCGATCGGGGTGCCTACATTGCTGCTCGGGTATACCGCCATCGGGTTGCCCAGGCGATCGCCAGGCAACTGGTAGGCGTACTTCCAATAGCTGCCGGGTGCGGTCACCAGCTGCGCCAGCGCGATCTTCTTCATCGAGAAGCTCCACCGGTACATCGTCAGGGTGGAGTCGCGAACATTGGGGTAGAGCCGGTCGCAGACCGAGCTCGAGTCGGTGCCGTCGTTGAATGAGGTGATCGCCTTTGCGCCCAGCATGAGCAGCGCGTCCGAGCAGATCCTGACTCCCGTATCACCTGCAGCCATTGCGGCCCCTCAATGTGAGAAAGGCCAGCCTCCGCTCGAGGCGAAAGCCGGCCCTTCTGGTTGCTGCTGCTATTAGTCGCTGTCGGTCACGGTGATCGACGTGCCATCCGACACATCGACAACGGTGCCACTGTTCGACACCACAACCACCAGGTTGGCGGTCGGGGTTGCCGTGTCGTAGCAATAGACCAAGTCGCCGACTTTCATCAGCGAGGCCACGTCGTTGAAGTAGCCCGACGTGTTCACGGTGGCGATCGCATCAGCAGACTGGTAAGACCAGATCTGCGGTGCGTTGCCAGCCTTGGAACCGGCGACCAATGCAAGACCAGTGCTCGAAAATGCCATGATCTGCTCCTTATTCGCGGCAGGTGATCTGAACGATGCCCTCGGCGTCGATCGCAACCGCGTTGGCCGAGAACACCTCGTTGACCAGCCAGCTGGTCTTTTCCGGGATGTAGTTGATCTCGGTGCGCATTGCGATGCCCTCGCCGTAGCCGATTGCCTGCTGATGGAACGCGAAGACCTTGCGGTCGCTCGAACCATCGATCGGCAGCCCGCCCTCGGCACGGTCGCCCAGAACGTGGAAGGTGAAGCCCAGGAACGTGTTGAGCTCGCCCTGAACCAGCGCCTTGACCGTGTTGAAGTCGCTGCTGGTGACCGAGGTCTCAGACAGCAGGTTCGACAGGCTGTTGGCGTGGATCACAATGTGACGGCCCTCGGGCGGCACATTGTTCTTGTCGAGCAGGCGCTTCGCGTCGCGGAGCTTGGCCAGGTTCAGGTTGGTGTTCGACCCGCCGATGCTGTTCGCAACGGTGGCGGTCGTTCCCGAGTTGACCAGCGCGTCGATGATCATCTGATCCTGACGGCGGCCGACAGCGGCTGCGACAACCTGCACAAGCTCCTGGCGCTCGTCGAAGTTGACCTTGGCCTGGCTGAAGATGTCCGAGTATTCGGCAGCATTCCAGTCCTGCAGGGTCAGCGTGACTTGCGAGAAGCTCGCGTTGATGGGGGTAACGTCGGTTTGCGGAACGCGCAGGGTAGCGGTGCCTTTGCCGACCTTGGGGAATTTGACGATAGAACCTTCGACTCCGCGACGCGCCCTGGTGGCCCCGACAAGCATTGCCTTGCCTTGGTAGGCTTGCTTGACTTCTGCGTCGAACAGAGTGACGAAGGCATTGGAAAGACCGATTGCCATTTGATCACCTCATTCGGTTGAAAACTTGGGGTTCTCGCGCCGGTGGGCCTGCGTTGCACAGGGCCGAATGCTTGCTGGTTGCGCCAGCCACTCGTCAGC